AGATCCAACAACTGGTTTAGCACGTATCGGCCAGCGTCACGGCACGTGTGTCTATGCTTCTCCTAAGCAGAGACTCAAAGCTATCCCCGTAGCAAATGGCAAACTTCCCCACTTCATGATGACAACTGGGGCTATAACAAAACCCAACTATGACTCTGATTTATATATGTCACAACGTACGGCCTATATCGCTGAAAATGACCATGTTATGGGTGCTGTTGTTGTTGAGATTGAAGACAGTGAGATATTCCACTTTAGACAAGTACAAGCAGATTCAGATGGCTGCTTTATAGACCTAGGCGTTCAGTATTGTCCTAAATTTACTAAAAAAGTGGCACCAGAAGCCTTTGTCCTCGGTGATTGGCATTCTGGTGAAACAGATATAGACGCAGCTCACGCGTGGTTTGATGTTATAGACACTCTTCAACCTAAACGTGTTGTTTTACATGATGCCTTTAACGGTTTATCTGTAAACCACCACGAACAGGGTAAGACACTTCTTAAGGTTAGACGGTTTGAGAATAATCAACTCAGTCTGTTCCAAGAGTTATCTGATTTAGCCGATGACCTTAAATCCTTCTTAATTGATCGTCCCTTTATAGAAGAGTTGACAATAGTTAAATCCAATCACGACGTTTTCATCGATCGTTACCTACAGGAAGCATCATACATCTACGATCCGCAGAACCATAGGCTTGCACTTGAGTTAGCAATAGCACTCTTAGACGGCAAGGATCCCCTTAAAGAAGGAGTTCGTAGGTTCTTTGAGGGTGAAGAAGAACTGTTCGATCGCGTTAAGTGGCTAAAGATAGAGGATGACTATAAGATTGAAGGTGTACAGTGCGGAGCTCATGGTCACTTAGGCTCCAATGGTGCTAAGGCAAATATACTTTCTACAGAGTCGACATACGGAAACTCTATTACAGGTCACACCCATACGCCAGAGATTCTTCGTGGAGCTTGGACGGTTGGAACATCTAGTCGTCTACGTTTGGATTACAACAAGGGCGGAGCTTCATCATGGATGCTTACCTCATGCCTACTATATCCTGGAGGTTCTCGTCAGCTGGTTAACGTTATCGAAGGATCGTGGCGTAAACTTGACGAGTAATACTTAAACAAAACCTCAATTTAAATTTATTTCTGTAAAATCCATCTGCGTAGGATGGATTTTTAATTTCATTGTTGAGAGAAAACATGAATAATCTTATTTACCTAGATGTTGAAACTACAGGTTTAGATCCACGAAAAAACGACATCATACAGATAGCTTGTATACCAGTTATCAATGGTGTAAAGATGGGTTCATTTAATGAATTCTGTCAACCTATTAACTGGGAAAACATCGAACAAGAAGCTGTAAATGTGCACGGAATAACAGAAGCAAAAATGCGCACATTTCAATCACCGATTGATTTAGCTGATAAGTTGATAGCTTTTGCTAGAAAGTTTAATGTTAAGTTTACTATCGCTGGTTACAACGCGAACTTTGATAAGTCGTTTGTAGGTTCTTTGTTTAATAAAATTGGTAAGTCAGCGGAGTATAGAGAGATATTCTCCTCAGATGTTCACGATGTATTTCGTAGAGCAAAAGCTGTCAAGGACCAATTAAACATATCGTCTCTCAAGTTGGGTAAGGTTTGCTCCGCTTTGGGTATAGAACTTAACAACGCGCATGATGCGTTTTTTGATATTGAAGCGACAATTGAAGTAGATAAACGTTTAGCCGTAATGTTAAACGACGCAGGTATTTCGGTCGTATATAACGACATCGTAGACGTATCTTTACCTGAGATCCCACATCTTCATCTACACTCTGAATACTCTTATCGTGACTCTGTGTCGACGGTTGAAGATTGGATTAAGTGGGCTTCTACGTCTAATGTTCCAGCTATAGCTTTTCCCGACCACGATCTGGCCACATCTTTGTTTAAGACAATACTAACAAACGGTGTTAATAAACACGTTGTAGACGTGTGTAAAAAGAATAAGTTATCAAACACAGATGTAACAATAGTACCAGCTGTTTCATTCTTATTGAGGGTTTCCGACACATTCACCCCTCGTATTAATGCTTGGGCTGTCTCAGAGATTGGTTATCGTAACTTAATTAAGCTGGCATCGTCAGGTTTCTCTACAAAGATCGATATTGATGATAAGGTTTCGCTACCAGTTCTAACTATTGAAGAACTGATAGATAGATCAAACGGAGTAGTGTTTGGCACTGGGTGTGATAGGGGGTTGTTTTCTAAGGGCTTTGAGACCAACAGTTACGATATAGTTGAGTCTGTGATAGAAAAATTAAAAGCATACAATATATCCTTGGTTGCTGAGCTGTTACCATATGATGTCAATGCAATCTTCGATGATAAGGCTGGATTTAAGGGTATTGCAAAGAGTCCAGCGTTTCCAGAGGGTAACGTAACACACACAATTAACAACGTAGCAGTGTCGTTTATTGATAAGCATCAAATACCGTTTATAGTCTCAACAGCAGCACACTTTATCGATGTAAAAGATAAGGTTATTCAAGATGTTGTGTCGAAGTCATCTTATAAAGATGGTCGATACTTCTATGAGTCTAGACACCAACGAACATCTTCAGAGTGTTTTGTGATACTATCTAGACATTTGGGTAGTTGGATGAGTCTAGATCGTTTTAATGAGGCAGCTAAAAACGCACTCTCCATAGTGGCATTAGCTAAACAGATAAACATCGAGTACGAATATCATTTGCCAAAAATCGAAATACCTCAAAATATAGTCGAAAAAACTAGCGACTATGATAAACAGCTGTATTACTTGACATTATCTAAAATCATGGGTCACGGTAGATGGTCAGATGCACCTGAGTATGTGGAGCGATTTAAAAAAGAGCTCGATGTCATCTGGAAGAATAAGAAAATTAACTTCATACCATACTTTTTGATGTACGAAGATATTAGTGCGTACGCCAGAGAACAAGGGATATTAGAGGGTATTGCTCGTGGATCTGCTGGTGGTAGTTTAATCTCATACTATTTAAAAATAACCCACATCGACCCAATTAAAGAGAACCTTCCGTTTGAACGCTTTTTGTCCCACGCTCGTATTAATGCAGGTTCTTTTCCGGATATTGATAAAGACTTTGGTGAACGAGGTCCGATTCTTAAGTATGCTCACACCAAGTATGGCGTTGGTTTCGCCCAGATTGGTACACTGCAAACCTTTAAAACCAAGAACGCTATCAAAGACACGATGTATGCAATCTACGGACGCAATAGAGCCGATAGAGAAATCATGGACATATGCGATACTATTCCTGATTCTCCCCAGGGGTTAAATGAAAGAGACTTTCTGTATGGATACACTGACTCTGAAGATATCTATCATAAAGGTCACCTCGAAGACAATGAGATTCTTCGTAACTTTTTTGACCAGTATCCAGAGTTAACTGAGATTATCCAAAAACTTATCGGCCTAATACGAGGACTTAGCCGTCATGCTTCTGGTTTCGTTTTGTCTACGTTGGATTTGTCTAGTAGTCGCGTTCCACTTACATATATCGAGGACGATGATGTTGGTTTAATGCCGGTTACACAGTATGAAGCTCCAATGGTAGAAAAAATTGGCTTAATTAAAGCAGATATTCTAGGTGTTACAACTATTAAAACAATTGCAGAGTGCGTTAATCTTATTAAGAGACGTACAAACGAGAATTTCTTAGAAGAAGATGATAAGGGTGTTGCTTATATTTATCGCTTACCAGAAGATTCAGGTGTGTATGAAGATTTCTACTTTAAGAAGACTGATTCTTCGTTCCAGTTTAACACTGATCTTATTAAAGGTTTCATCACAGACTTTGCCCCCGTTGAACGTAGCGACTTATCCGCTATTACAGCACTATGTCGTCCAGGTGCACTTGATGTAACTGTATTACCTGGTGTTTCAGCGACACAATACTATCTAGATATTAGAAATGGAGCACGAGATGTAGAGTATATCCATCCTGATTTGGAGTCTATCTTAAAGAAAACCAACGGTGTAGTTGTTTATCAAGAACAACTCATGCAGATTCTAGTTCAATTCTGTGGTTACTCTCTAGAGGAATCAGATCAAATTCGTTCAGCTATTGCTAAAAAGAAACGTGAAGTGATGGTTAAGGCCTTTGAGAGGGTGCGTATTGAGACTGCTAAAATCGGGTGGACACCAGATCAGGCAGAAAAACTATGTGATGTTTTAACCGCTTATTCAAACTACTCGTTTAATCTTAGTCACAGTCGTGCGTATAGTGAACTCGGTTATATCACAATGTACCTAAAGCATCACTATCCTCTAGAGTGGTGGTGCGCAGAGCTTAATCAATCCAATGAAGAGAAGATTAGACATTATGTAACTATTCTCGGTGGCAAGATTATGCCTCCGACGTTGAAAAACCCATCGGATAGGTTTATTATTGTTGGTGATAAGATCGCTGCGCCATTGACAACAATAAAAGGTTTGGGTCCATCTAGTATTAAGGAGATCGTTAGTA